GGCAGCCATTTCAGATTTTGTCATCTTGGCCATTTCTTTTTTCATCATTTCCATTTTTTCCATTTCGGAAAGTTCTTCCTCACCTTCTGGTTCGTGACCAGCGGCAAGTTTCTGCATTTTATCAGGTGCACCTTCACCTTTTTGTTGTGCATCACCAGTAACTTCTTTGGCTTTAGCAGCTACCTTTTTAGCAGGGGCATCTTTTTGTTCTGGGTCTACGACAGCTTTACCTGTATCTTCGTAGTCCTTTTCCATTTTAATTTTTTCGGCTGGGGCCGCTGATTTCATAGGAGCATCTGCACCATTAGCTTCTTCAAGCTCATCAAGTACCTCAGCTTCTAATTCCTCAATGGTTTTATCTAATTCATTAGCCATGGGGATTATCTCCTTTTATCTGTTAACTATTATTTATAAAATCATAGCTTTTGAAGAAACTTAGCGAACTCTAAAACATTACTTTTGGAATTATCTGTCCGAATATTTTCTTCAATATTTTCTTTTATTTCTGCAATATCAGCTTCTTTGATTAAACCATTGTTCCATACCCATTCTTTTCCTTCCATAATACCTTCTACAAAAGCATTTGGTGCAGATGGGTCTGCAACTATATCAGCTGCGGTTGCCAAATAAAAATCATTTCTCACATAGTTAGCACCATTTTTCTGGTCTAAACTCCCCATTCCTCTTGATGAAACTCCAAGTTTTGCACCTTCGTCCATCAAAGATTTTACAATACCACCCATTGGTGTTTCAAGTATTTTAGCTTCACCAATGAAATTCTTTCCGTCTGGATATAATGCAGTAATCATATGAGATGCTCTCTCAAGATTTACTGTTGGGCCATCTGGGTGACCTAACTCTCCAAACGCACGTTTCTCGTTAATATATTCTTTATTATATCTTTTAACTTCTTTATTTAGTACTTCCATAGGATACACACGACCATTTCGGTTTTTAATATCCGCTTGCATAAAAATACCTTTTATTTTATATTCTTTTTTACCATCTTCTTTTTCTTCAATAAGATAGTCTGGGTTTTCAATATGTTCTGATATTAATTTTAATGTATATCCCATGATCGTTCCTAAACAGTATTAATGTGTGTAACTTCTTCTACACGAATAACTGCATCACTACCAGCAGTTTCATTTATTGCAGATAAAGTGAAATTTGTTTCTGCTCTATTGTGGTGTAATTTTGTCATACCAGTTGAATCTACTCCACTCTCTAATGTTATTAAATCTCCAGCATCTGAACTTGAAGTATCTGTTCCATCTAGTAATACTTCGCCAGGGCCCATTGTTGGTTTTGTATCTGGAGTTAAAAAAGTAGAAGTATTTGCCTTTAATGTAAAGCCATTTGTTGCTGTGGCAGCTGTTCCTGCTTCTGTTATTTTTACAGAAACATCATTACCACCAACCTCTGTAACTTTCAAAGCACTATTTGGACTAATCACACCAACATCTAATGAGTGTGCAGCATCATCCCCAAGTGTATTGATTAATCCTATATGTCTTACTAATCTAAATGCCATCATTCACTCCTAAATTGCTAACATTTCTTTTTCAAAATAACCCATGAGTTCTTTTTCTGAAACTCTGTATTTTCTTGATACTTCTCGTATAGTTTTTTCAAAAGTATTTAGGAAATCGGAAGGCTTAGCGTCCATTTTGGCAAAAATATTGTCAACTGCCTCCTTCATTTTCGGAGAAAGTTTCTTATATTCTTTTGTTTTTTTGTGTTCATCCTTTTCAGGCAAATCAATCTGATGAAATTTCTTCATTTTCCTCTACTTCTGGTATATGATTTTTTACAAACGAATTAGCTACTTCTTTTCTTTTTGTTTCTAAAGCACTAGCAACTCTATCTGTCATAACACTTTTAAATGCTGTTTCTGCTCCTAGATTATCTCCAGTACTTAGTGAATCTACGAAATCTTTTGCACTCATTATTTTTCTCCATTATCTTGTGGTGGTTCTTGACCACTATATTTTGATACATCATCTGGTGGAATTACCTCTCCATCTTGGGATGGATATCTTGTAATACCATCGGTGCTTGGTGGAATATCAACACCACCATCTTCTGGTTCAAGTCCAGCTTCTTTATTAATTTGTTTCTGCATTTCTTCTATTTCTGCATCAGTAAAATTTAAAACATTCTTTTGTACCCATTGTTTACTAAAGAATGTACCAATATAAGACTCAATACTACCTAATGCATTAATTCTATCTTCAAGTAGTTCTGCTTTCTTTAGTTCAGCAAAATGACCATCTTGTAAAAAGTCATATTGAATATGTTGACTTATACTATTCCAATCTTCAAAGGTAATTACACCTTTAAGAATAAGTTGTGTTTTTAGAATATCTGTAAATAAAGGTGTAAATTTTTTACGCAATCTTTGTACAAATTTTGTAAATTTAAGCTCATCTCTTGTAATCTCTGTGGAACGACCAAGACTAAATCCTTGTTCTGCTTCCATTCTTGAAATAGGAACATTTAAAGACCTAAACAATTTTTGTTTAAAGTATGTAATGTCATCAATCTCACCAAGATTAGAACCGCCAGGCAACGTAGTAATTTCTGTACCTCTACCACCCTCTCGTCTTGGTAACCAGAAATCCTCTAACATTGACATATGATTTCTATCATCTCGTATCTCACCAGTAGATGCGTCATAGACCAGTTTGTTTCTATATCTGTTCATTACATCTTTTAGATATTGTTCTGCCTTTATCTTCGGTAAGTTACCAACATCAATATAGAATATTCTTCTCTCTGGAGCTCTTGATATTCTGTAAATAACTAATGCATCTTCAATCATTCGTAATTGATTTACTGGTTTAATTGCTTTATGTAAATACGATAAAACATGACCTTTGTTTGCATCAACTAAACCAGATGGACAATAAGTTATACTATCTGCTGAAATTTTTATTCCTTCAGTAGTTCCTGCACGTAAACCTTTAGGACTGTATATGTAATAATACTTTACATCACTTATAAGTTCCATACTAGAATTTTGTCTTGAGGATTTTTTAGTTTCTTTTACTTTTTTAATTTTTCTTGGGTCAATATATCTAAGTTCTTGAATACCTTTTCTTGGATTTTTAGTATCAATAACCTTATGATAATGTAATCTACCATCAACATACCAACGTCTAAATATGTCGTGACCTTTAGTATCAAAGTCAAGAAGTCTTAGTACGTTATCAAATTCTTCTCTAATTTTATTTTTGATTTTATTAGGAAATAATAATCCATCTAATTCGATAGAAACTGCTTGGTCTTTTTCGTTAGAAACAATACCCTCGTTAATAATGTCTTCGATAGCACTGTCACACTCTGGTTGTTGTGCTATATCACGATAGCGACGAACTAAATCATGTTCAGTTCGTTCTCTACCATCTGTGTCCAGAAGTTGTCCATAAAAACCACCACCAGCTGCCTCAAGAGCTCCATCGTCTGAACTAGGTTCAGTGAATTTCTCTTGAGAGCTGGTGTTTTTTATTCTTTCAAATTTGAAACCAAAAAGTTCAGCCATAATATCTCCTACTAGGGTTTTATATTATTTAGTAGGTTTATAATTAGAAGTTTACACCAGAAGCCTCAAAATGTTGATACTTCCAAGTTACGTCAAAAGTTTCAATCTCTGTAGCTTCAGCGGACGATAGTGCTACCTCTCCGACCACTAGTGGAAAACAATTTCTAAGAATATAAGTTTTAAGAACTGTATCATCTCTATCAAGCTGTTCTACAGTTAAATCAGTTTGATAATCAGATGGAGATGTTACGCCAGTATTATCTGCAAAATCGTTAATACCATTGTTCCATCTTTCCATTGCGTTTCTAATCATAAAATCAGTATCATTATAGAAAGTTGTTGTCCAATCTGGAAAAGGTGGTCTGTCACCAGCTATAGTAATTATTCTACCTCTAAATGGAACATCAAAAGTTCCAAGTGTTGAAGAGGGTAATGCTGCTGCAGTACATAAGAAAGAAGTCCTACTTACATCAAGTCCTATTGCAATTCCAGAGGGTGGAGTAATTGTTACTCTATATTGATTAGCTCTAGCTCCACCACCGATTAAATTTGCTTTAAAGTCATCTATATTTGCCATGATTAGCCTCCTATCTCACTAAACGCCACCCCAGTTCGTGTGGCTATAAAGTTTAGAGTGATAAAGTTAATTGACCTGGCAGGTTTAACAAAGATGTCAGCTACAAACTCATTTCTGTCAATAACTTCACCTGTATTGTTTGTACCATCAGCGACAACACTAAAGTCTGATATACCTCTTCTTCCTTGAACATCTCGTAAGAAAGGTTCTACTAAGTTTCTAAACTGAGCTCTTGTAAACTCATCATTAAACTCAAAGAGTTGAAACTTGGCTGCAGTTGCTATTGCTTTTTCAAGAACTAAGAATAATCGTCTAACATTAATTCTATCAAATGCACTTGGCTTTGTTAAAGCAGTTTTATCACCAAAGAGTGTTACGCCTTGGCCAGGAAAATTAACAACTGGATTTACTCTTGCCCGATAAAGAATATCTCTTTCTGCTTGAGTTGGATTTAATGAAAGTTTGACCGCGTTTCTAACTCTACCACGATTGTATCCTGCAGGAGAAAACCATGCATCTCTGGCACTATCAGTAAATGCACAAAGACCAGCTATATCTCCATTTAAAGGAACGAAACGAAATACATCATTATACTTATCAAACATATACTTATATCCACTATCAAATACAACATATGATGATGATGGACATAAATCAAATGCAGTTTTTACATTTTGTGTAGCAGTTGAGGAAAGTGCCACACCAACTGTTGCACCTCTGTGGGGTGATACGAATGCAACACAATCTTTTCGTGTTTCTACAAGTGAGGTTAACATCGTTACATAGGTATCTTGGGCTGCGGCAGTATCAGCAACGATACTTGAAGAACCACCTAATACCAAGTTAACGTCAATTGATTCTGAGTCTAAAAACTTATCATATGCAAGTTCTTGTTCTCCAGCAGTAAGTGAATAATCATCTGTTCCACCTGTAAGTGAATCAATTGTAATAGGGATAACATCAGTATATGTAGTTGTTGTATCTGAACCCCAATTTGAACCAGCAGAAATATGATCTGTCCAGTAAATAAAAGTTGATTGTGCAAAGATTACATCTGGATAATAATTTGAACCACCTTGAGCAGTTTTAGCGTTTGGATTTTTAGACATAAAGCCAAATGTTTCTATAACTCCTCTTGTTCTATTTCCAGCACCTGTTGCATCAAATCCAGTTATATCTCCAGTTGTATCATAAACTACAACATGAAGTTCATCACCACCACCGCGACTATTATCTGTTGCCCATTGTGATGTGCCAGGAGCTGAGTCAAATAAATCATAGAACTTCCAACGTCTTTTGATATATGAGTTGTCTGCAATTATATTTTGTAGACCAGCACCATTTGGGTCATCTTTTAAACGAATTGTTAATACATTTGAACTTGTATTGATTGCTGTAACTTCATATTCATTATAATCATCTATTGGTGTATCATGTCCACTATCTGAAAAGAATGAAATTAAATCACCAACATTAAATGCATTACCAGATGCATCTACGTCATCAACTGTTATTGTTGTATCACCAACAGCACCAGCACCATTAACCAAATAACTCCCACCTAACTCTTGTTCGTATCCAGTTGCTGATGCACAGATTTCAACACCGATTGAGTTACCCCAAGTTCCAGCAGTTCTTGCTGCCCATTCACCATGAGAACCTTCACCAGCAGCAAAAGATGCTTGGTAATGATCATCATCACGAATAAGTATACCAGAGTTTGCACCAGCATTAACAATTGCTGACTCTGCACGAACTATTTTGAGTGAGTTTGTGTACTGTAAAAAGTTTGCCGCAGTAAAGAAAGTTTCAAACTGATTTCCTGTGGATTGCGGTTTACCAAAAATTTGTAGTAATTCTTCCTCTGAAGAAACATTTACTATAGAGGAAACGGGGCCTTTTTGAAAGGCTCCAGCAATTGCACCAATTGAGGTAGCAACTGCGGGTACGACATTCGTTAGGTCAATTTCTTTGACTTGAACGCCAGGAGAGACTAGAAAAGCCATGATTTTTTACTCCTTAAAACTAAGTTTATGTTATTTCACAAGTATTTATAAAAATTAAGTTTCTAAAAACCCACTTTTATATGTTCTAAAACTTATAAATAATACTATGGTTAATGAACATTATAACAAATATAAAGAAACAATTAAAAAAGTAGCTCGTAGAAACTATCGTAAAAGAGTTGCTTGGTTAAACAATTACTTAGGTGATGGGTCTTGTGTTCATTGTGGTGAAAGTGAAACCATATGTCTTAAATTTTATCCCCATGATGTAGAAATTCGTAAACAAGCAAAACGCGTAGGTGCTAATGATACGAGTAGAAAAGAAATAAAAAAATTAATAAACGAAAGTAAAGTAGTTTGCTCTAATTGTTGGTTGAAACTTGATAACGATTTAATTGAATTTCTTTAATTATTTTTGACCTTTCTTCTGGAGTCATCCAGACCCAATCTCTAATTTCCTCTGCTGTACGATAACAACCTATACAGTTATTATCTATAATTTTACATATTTTAACACATGGGGTTTCTATATCAGACCAATCTATTCTACCTCTTTTTCCCCTTCTTACCATCACCAATCAGATTCATAAGTTCTAACAATCGGAGCCCATCTTGTTCCATACTCATCTACTGTATTACCTATATTTTCATCTTCTAAACCATTTATGACAAATCCAAATGGAGCCATATCTTGTTCTAATTGATCTTGATTTTCTTTATACATTTGTTGTCTTATGTCATTATCTGTAAGTTCTTTAAAATATGTTTGGTCTGTACACCAACCAAAAATAAATAAACAAGCTACCATGTCATCATTACAACCATCATCTGCTTCAAAAGATGAACCTTTTACAATAAATGTAGATAATTCATTAATAGTATCGTAGTCTTCGATAATTAATTTATTATCCTCTACCATTTGTTTTAAATTAGAACAACCAATTTTTTTAACAGCCTTTGTTGTTCTTACACCTAACTGAGCTTTACCACCAGAAAATCCACCCCCAAGTATTTGACCAGCACGACCACGCATCGATGCCATAATCATGTTGTCATACTCCATGTCATATTGTAATGCATTTGCCACTTGTTCACCAATATCATTTACCTCTACTAAAACAAAAGCCTGATTATAAGCTTTTGCAACTTGATATATTTTTTGTGGGAATATAAGAGGTTTAATTTCATTATCTCTAAACTTTGCAACAATACGATATGGGACTTGTGTAACATCAAATACAAGATATGCAGAGTAATCATTTGATGTTCCTCTAGAAACATCTGCACATATAAAGTAAGTATGGTCTTTCTGTGGATTTTCATACACATCTAAACCAGCATTAGATTGTATCGGTGTTTTGTATGTAAGTGTTTTTAATTTAGCTGCTGTTATTAAAGTATCAATAGAACCAAGAAACTCACATTCAAATTCTGTTTGGAACTGTTGTTCACTTGTATTTTTTATAGTTTCTTCTTTCCATTTTTCATCTCGACCAGGCACTTCACTCCAATGAACTTCGATAGGTATATAACTGTTTCGTTTTTCTTCTGCATCTGTCCATAATTTATAGAACATATTCATGCCATGAGGTGTGGATACTATCATAACTTTCGTAGTTTTACCAGATGAAATCGTAGGATAAACAGAACTAAAGAATTGTTCTGCAACATTTGATGGCACATATGCAAACTCATCTAAGAATATGATGTTGTAACTTCCACCCCTCACAGCGCTTGCTGAGGTTGATGATGCAAGTATTTTCGACCCATTTTCAAGTTCTAGTGAACCTTTGTTCCAAGACATAACTCCCTGTTGTAACCACTTTGGAAGATGTTCATACGCAAGTTGTAGTCTTCCTAGTAAATCTCTTGCAGTTGCAGCCTTGTTAGCTAGTATCGCTATGTTAACATTTGGGTTGAATAGTGCATAGTGTAACAGATAGCTTATCATAGTTGTAGATTTACCAGATTGTCTGGGTAGTTTACAGATAGTAAAACGATTGTTATGGAATGTGCCTACCATCTCTTTTTGAAATGGATACATTGTGAATGGAACTAAACCTTCATCTAGAGAAATAATTTTTACATAATTTTGTATGAAGTATAATGGGTCTTCCATACATCTAGAATATTCTAAAAGTTCTTCTTTAGTCCATTCTCGTTGTACATTAGCTTTTTTTAGATTGGGATTACCTAGATAGGTAAAATCAGACATTACCTTTACCTTTTAACATTTTTTGTAGTTCAGCAGTAGAACCTACAAACAATGCATTAGTTACATTCTTTGGTGCAGAGTTTGGAACTTCTTTTAATTTTTTCATCTTCTCTTGTAAGTCACCAAGTTTTTCTGTAACCTCTGCAACCTGTTTAATTAGATTACCAGCTACCTCATAACCTCTGGGGTGGTCTGACTCTTTCGCAACATTTAATATACCTTGTATTGCATCTTGACCTTTTTCGATTAGATTATAAAAGTTTTCTCTTTGATACTCATAGTCTGCATCAACGTCTTCTTTTTCCTTTGAGGGTCTTGATATTACAGGAACTGGTATGTTAATTTTATTCAAACCTAATTCTTTTTCTACAGGGTCTAATACTCCAAGAACTTCGTCCAAAACATCATCTGTATTCTTCATTTCTTTTCTCCACCCTTTGGCACACAATAAACTTTTATATAAATCTTGTCGCCTGCAACCCTTTGATGTAAATCTTGAATTTTAATTTTTTCTGAATATTCTAAACAAGTATCTAAATCTTTAAAATACACAGGGTCTTGAACTTCACCAGCAAGAAAGACCATTAAAACCCAAAGTATCTCCATAAGTCACTATAGTTTGTCCTCTCCAGTTGAAGAGTCAAAAGTTTTTGC